CCTCTGAACTCAGATGCAGCTTTTGCTTGAGAAAGCAATTTGCTTTCTCTTCGTTGTCTTGCAACACCAGAAGTAGCCTGTTGACCAGGGACAACTGCTTCTCCAGTACGGACATCTTTAAATGCTCCTCCAGAAGTTTGCTCAACCTTCGTTCTAACATCAATGCCCGCAGCCTTTTTTTCACCTGCTCTCAGGATTTTCTTTCCTCTTTTGCCAGTAGGTCTAAATGGTTTCTTTGTAGCCATAATAAAATAAAATTATTTTCTAGCGAAATCTTTGAGCTGTTTAATAGTTGCTGTACCAAATGGACGTGTAGCCTTTCTTTTATTCTGTTTCTTTACACCACGCCTTCTACGTGATAATTCAGATCCTGCAGCTTGCCTTTGTTTTTCGCTAGCACTGGGCATATTTTTTAAATAGTAGGTTCATCATCACTATCTCTCAAAGGTAATATAGCATATTGCATAAACATACCACCTGGATCTCCTCTTTCCTTCTTGACCTTTTCCATCCAATCTTCCTTTTCAAGTTCCTGAGCCTCTCCCCATCTCCCACCTGCAGGAAGTATAGCTTCTCCGCTAGGAAGTACTACAAATGCTGAAGGTCTCCACCCTGGATGATCTCCAACAATATAACCTTCATCTTCAATGATGGGTCGTTCGTCTTCTTCGATTTTCCCATAAACACCTGGGCGGCTAAAACACATGTATTTCATAATAATAAATAAAAATAGTAAAAAATTAAACGTAGATAACCTTCTCAATGTAATTCTTCTTTTTGTTTCGCTTATGAGCATCTTTTGTTTTCTTGAATAACTTCTTATCTTGAGCATCATTGAATTTCAATTTCAGATTTCCGAATTCAACATCGAATTTCTTTGTCTTCTTAGAAAGCACTTCAATTCCATCTCTGCAATCTATAGTCTTATGAAATAAGCCTACATCTTGATTAGGGATTTCAAATTCTTGTGAATTTTCAGTGGGACGAGTGCTCCATGCACCCAAAAAGCCGTCAGTGTTAAGTATGATATGAATTTTCATTATGTAAGGGCAAAAGAAACAATTTGTTGAAGCGAAGATGAGCCTGCACCACCACCAGATCCAGAACTACCAGCAGATCCTGCACTTCCTCCTCCTACCACAGTACCTCCACTTCCATTAGAACCTCCTGATCCTCCTGCAAGATTAGAACTCCCTGCTGTAATCGTACCAATAATAAGAAAATCTAATTCTCCTCCACCACCACCTCCACCGCCTCCTCCACCACCACCTCCACCAGCTTCTCCACCTGCTCCTGTATCATCTCCTCCATCTCCTCCTGCAGTACCTGCTCCTCCATTCAGATTAATATTCCCTGTATTATTATAGTCACCTCCGACGTTAGCAAATATATCACATCCCATATCTCCTGCTTCTCCACCTGCTCCTCCTCCTCCTCCACTATTTCCTGCGTCTCCAGCACCAACACCACCAAAGGCATTACCTCCTGTTCCTCCAGTACCAGAGTTACCTGTACCACCTCCACCTCCAGCAAAGTTTCCACCTGCATTTCCAGGCGCTCCTCCTGTACCTCCTGATCCTGGAGTATCACCTAAGTCTCCTCCACCTCCAGCTCCTCCATTAAAATTAGGCTGTCCAGTATTTGTACCTCCAGCTCCTCCTGTAGTTGTGTTTCCTCCTTCTCCACCACCTCCACCGCCACCTCCTCCACCAAATCCTAGATCATCTGTATCTCCACCTGCGCCTCCATTACCTGCATTAGCAACCACTGGCATAGTATGAGTTGCTCCTCTTAAGAATGGAGTAATGCTATTAGTCTCTATCTTATCTGCGAAATCAAGTGTTCCAGCATTTGTAAAATTCCCCTGACAAAGAATATATATAATTCCTTCAGTTGTACTTGTTGTAGAAAGTGTTGCTCCAGCAGATACAGAAAAACTTACATATTGTTTAATAGTATTGGTAGCAATATTTGTTGTACCACTGGTTACATTCAATACTCCATCAGTACCATCTCCTAAGAATGCATCAGGTAATGGTACATTTTTAAAATCAACTCCGTCATGCTGAATAATCTCATCAGCAATGGCACTTGCTACAGTTGCATTTACATTTGCATGGTCAGCTAAATCTGCACCATTACCATGTGCCCCTACACCACTCAGATCACTAAATATAGCTCCATCATCACTAAACTGTGCTTTTCCAGCTACAGGATCTTTACGAAGCCATGTTTTAGTACTTCCTGCGTCTTTATGCTGTATATCGAAATCGGTATTAGTTCCATCACCTCCAATAATATTATTTGCACCTGTTTCTTTTGTTCCTGCAAATACATCTGCTGGTATATTCCATGCAAAATGACTTACTAAACATCCAACTTCAGCATTTTCAAAATGTACCTGCTTATTAGCAGTCACTTCAGTTAATATATCACTTCCATCGAAAGAAAGACCTCTTAACACTCCGTTAGACAACGTAGTTACCCCGCTCGTTGTTGTATGACCATTCACAGCATTTAAGATCTCATAACGTGAATTAGGACTTAACACACTTCCTTTATCTATGACAAATATACGTGTATTAGCATTAGGAGTTCTTGCATCTCCTGTTATTCGATCAGTAAACTCTACTTCTATACCATTGGCTTGAGTAGAGGTTAGTTCTGCTCGTAATCTTCCTATAAGGCGCGATTCTGCATTATAGATATGGGTCATAATGATGGGGTTAAAATTGCTTCTGACATACGTTCTCCTTCTATGATTATTTCCTCTATTTCTATTCCTTGTTCTACATTAGAACTTCTCATAGCTAGGAATATCTCTTGTCCTTCATTAATATCTGAATCTACATGTATTTCCTTGAAAAATCGAAACATAGGAATATCATCCATAACTGATCCTGCATCTCCTACAAATCCTATTCCTACAAAGTCATCACCTACGTATTCTCCTACAGCAGAAGTCCCAATTATATTGGTATCATTAATAGTTGCATCCTGACTGACTACCGCACTCTGATTCCCCACAACAATAGTAAATGTTCCACTAAATGGATTGGTTATAAACCCTTTAATAGTAACTCTTTTAAATCTATTTGCTTCTCCTAGGTTAGAATTCCCTGCTCTATACGTTTTACCACGCCATATAGCATCAATTTCTTTCCCTACTCCTGTAGATTCATCAAAGTTATCACTAAACCTTCTATTGAATCGAAACAGCTTTCCACTGAGTTCAGATCCGAAATATACCTCACGACCATCAGAATTTTCAAATATAGCATAGTCTGAGATCTGTAATCCCGTATTAACACTCCATGCACCAAATCTTAAGTCATATACGAGTTCATGTGAGTTATCAGGACTCGTAGCCAGTGGCACAGCACATCTATACTTGTTCTGGAACCTATCATGTATCGCTGTAGGCTTGTCTAATGCACTATCGTTAATCAACCGTACCGTAGGGTCTATTTTCTCTGATAAATTAGCAGGACGTCTAAAACCAGGGAAATCTTCTACAAATCCGAATGATTGAAACCTATTCTCTCCTAAAAACATAACACCAGCATTAACAGCTTGTGCTGTATTTCCTGAAACTGCTCCATCTGACCTATCTGTAATTTCACTTTGTCTCCATCCTAATGTATCAGCATCAGCTACCACTGTTATAGAACTTTTGAATATTGCCTCTAGTGCTGCTTTAGAACGTTCTTTTATCATTAAGAATTGTTGGTCATGGCTTTTCATAGCAGTCATCCTTTCACCATTGTCCAGCAATATAGGCGTATTACCTGAAGTAGCACCAGTCCAATCTTCAGGATCTTCTACTACGCAATTAAATACTACTGTAGGAGCTGTTGTAATCCCTGAAGCAAAAACAAAGTCTCTATGTGTCTCAAATATACTTGCATTAGGAGGAGTACCACCTAAGTCATCTATTTGGAATGCATTCACCTTGTAGCTCACTGTTTCTAAATCATTTGCACCACTAGAGACTGCTATACCATCAGCTACCGTAGAAGTTACATGGAAATGATCCTCGCTTCCTGCTGTGAAGTTCATATTAAACTTCTGAAACCCACTAGAAGCCATATTTGCAGCTAAAATAGTGTCACTTGCTATCACAACATCAGAAGAATCATGCACTGTTACTGTCCAATCACCCGTACCCTTCGCACTGATCTCAATCTCTATAGAAGTAATAAAGAATCCACTTGTTATAGCTGTGAATGTTTTCTTTTCTGTAGCTACTTCAGATATAGCTGTCGCTATAGTGTCAGTATTCCCTCCTGTTGTATCGCTTTGTTCTTCAACATCAGCAAATTTCTTCACGTTATTTGCATCATTCCCATTTCCAAAAATACCAAGGTTCTTATATACCGTCCCATTCACTCTTTCTCCATCATCAGTTCCATACGTACCATGATCTATCCATGTAGTGTCAGTATCACTTACAGTGAATAATTTGGAATCATTAAATATCAGAAGAAACTTCTCAGGATTAGCTCCTATAGATTGGAATGCAAGTAATCCTCTTACTCCTTTCGTTGTACTACCACCAGTAGAAACCTTATCAAATCCAAACCTCTTCTTGAGTCTTCCTTTACCACTTATTTCAAAGTTTTGCAAGATAGCAGACTCATTATCTCCTATCAGATGAGGAGCATCTTTCGTATTAAGTCCGCCAGAGAAGTCACTAATGACTATAGGTTTAAAGGTTCTTGCCATTTATAAAGTTAAAGGTTCATGTCCGTTGCCAGGAGAGGCAACAATAGTATCTTGATCAAATTTAGAGTTAGTAGGCGCTCCACGATCCAACTTCTCTCTACTCATCACCTCACTGATCTTATCTTCTGCTTCAGCTCTTAATACTGAAGCCTCTTCAAATAATCTTCTATCAAATAAAAGTATCGCAGCAGCCCACCGAGCATGTGCCTCATCAAATTGTGAACTGAATCCACTTTCATCCGTATCCACACTCATGTCTGTTTTCTCTTCTATGTATCTCAGAGTTAATGTCACTGTACTGGCTTCAAATATATTAATCTTCAGGTCTCCAGCTCCATCTTGTTTCACTGTCCATGTAAGAGAGATATCATCATCAAATCTCGCTATACTTACTCTCTGATAATCCTCTTCAGTACTCGCATTAAACAGATCACGACAAAAATTCGATTCTCCCTTGACTTTTCTAAAAAAATCAGTAGGCAAAGTTCCCACTCCACTGGTAAAAGATATAGTTGCATCCTCTTTAATAAAGTCATCTACATCATATCTCAATAATATTTCAGTACGAGCAAGATTAAGTGCACCGTTCTTTTTATCAGGAGTATAGAAATCCTCTACTGCTGTACCGAGCCGACGGGTTACTTTATTTCGTAAAGTTTGTAATTGTGCCATTTTTAATAAACAATTATTGGTCTTAAAGTGACTGGTACCGTGAAATTCACTACCAGTTTAGGATCTTCAGATGTACCAGTTCTTTCTGCCATCCATACCTGAGTATTCATATTCTGATTAGTTGCCCATGACGGAGCTGACCCCGTACCATCATAAACCGATTCTCTTATTCCAAAGTTTGAAACATCTTCAGTTTCAACAGCAGCTTCTCCAGAAGTATTCAAAAGGAAATCATTGTAAGCACTCGTAGTTTGGCTCGCAAAAGTTATTGCAGTAGAGAAAACAGTTGTGCCTAACGAATTATAATCTCCATTTACTAGGTCAGTATCAGAAGCTGGAGCAGAAGAATAAACATTCATTGCAGGAGAATTAATCCCTGTATTCGTCTTAGCCTGAATCTTTACTGAAAAGGTGGCGTCATCAAGAGTAGCAGAAGCGCCTAGTGTGCTGGTGTCAAACAAATATATGCTTCTCGTTATTCGAGTCCACGCACCCGAAACCACACTTGGACCAGCAGTTATTTCGTAGCAAGGAAGAAGTGATGAAGAGTCCGAATGCTGATTTCCTACCTCTCCTCTTAACGATGCCCAAAACCTACCAGTAACTGGAGAACTAACATCATGAGAAACCCTACCATCCACACTTGAAGTCTCAGGATTAGCATCAGGAAAAAATGTATCTGTAGCATTAGAAGCTACAAGTCTTCCATTATAGTTCAGATACGGAATAAGTATTCTTCCATCTTCTTTCTCATAAAAGGATTTTGCAACTATCTTAAATGCGTCCCATCTGTGACGAATGACATTTGCCCATTTAGAACCTGCACGAAAGTCAGAAACAAAGCTATTCTCTCCAGTCTGAGCACGTACCTCATTCTTTCGTATCTGTACGATCTTAGGAAGTCTTTTGTCTATGCACATGATATCTCTTCCATAATCAGTATTCACAATATCAAGCAGCAGTGGTTGAAATAATTCAAACCATTGGTCTTCATTCAGCTTTGTAGCGCCTTCATGTGTAAATCGTCTGTTTAGTGTAATCATTAAGGTGTTTTAAATCCCATAGTAACAATCAATCCTTTCGCAGGTGTTGTGTGAACAGCATCTACATCCACTCTAATTAGATCATTCTCTGCTACATCATCATTGTCAGTGTCAATCACAGCAGCAGCAGCAGCTGTGTCAGATCCAGTCTCAGCTGAATCTACTGTTAGTTTTGTCGATAACATATCTGCGGCCCCTGTAACATTTGCTATTTGTACATCAAGTGTTCCTGTAGTTCCTGCTGTAATTACTTCAGCATGTACATCTATAAGGTCCATACCAGCCAAAGTAGAATCAATATGAAAGTAAAACGCTCCATCACCAGTAGCTGTATCTGTCGTGAAGTCAAATGCTACAACTTGGACACCTTTTCGTATTTTCAATACGTTTCCAGTACCAGCTTCATCAAATTCTTTATTCGTAAATGTAGAAGTAGAACTTCCTACCACAGATGCAAAATCACTTATAGTAGAAGCGATTTGTGTACCTGTATGATTAGCTCTAGCATATGGGTCAACAGTATTATTAGTACCACCATTAGCTAATGGTAATACACCAGATACGTCTGTAGTGAGAACTATAGGTAGTGTGGCTCCTTGGCCATCGGGATTATTGAGAGGCATAGAATTTAAAGGTTATAGGTTTTAATTGATATGGAGATCGAAGACTACAGTCAAATTTTTACTTCCACTCGTAGATATAGCACTCACATCTCCTACATACATATTCGTACCATTGATTTCATAACTCCCTCCACTCGCATTTAAACGAATTCCCTCATTGAGTACTGCTGTATCTGATAAAGATAAATAGATAACTTCATCTGAATCATTGACAAACAGAGCATATCTCCTGCGAGCTTCTGCTGTAAGTACTGCAGTGGTGGTGTTAGCAACACTGACTTTCGTATTTGTCATTACGTCGAACGAATTGACCATAGTAATAATGATTAAATAATTAAGTAATAATAAAAACATAAACACCGTCTCCATCTTCGTCAGCATCTATAAATAACAAATTAGGATCAGCTATTACCAACTCCTTAGCTTGTCCTGCAGGTACTTTCTCCATCCATATATCATCATCCACATTACTCGTTCCTACATATACATTTCCTGTATTCGCATTCTTACCTTTGACTCTTACAGATCTACTGACAGTAGTTGTAAACAAACTTACTGCAGTCCCCGCTGTTGTTACATTCGTAGTTCCTAGAAATGATGGTGTCCCTGCAACTATTTGATCTTCTATATCTTGTAATCCCTCTGCTGCATTCGGATCTGCAGTTACCACCGCATTATCATCACTTGCTGGAGTTTCTGTGCCTGTAGTTCGTTCTAGCACTGAGGCTGCAACGCCTTCTTCATCTCCGCCAACGATTGCTGTTCTACCTGATTCACCCATGAGTAGTTTTTAAAAGTTTTTTAGCATTGTTTTCCATCTCTTTAATTTTTCCACGTTTTTCTTCCAATTGTTCTTTACTAGCCGCAAACGATTTCATTTTATCTTGGAAATTCTTGTAATCTAATTGGAACTCTCCTCTGTCCTTTTCAAGTTTAGTCATTTCTGCATGTAAATGCTCCTTATCTTTCCGCACTTGAGTCTGTATATCTTCAAATGATTTATGCAACTCGCGTAATTTCCTTTCCCTGTCTATCACATCATCCTTAGCTCTCTTTGTCTCTACTTTCATTTTGTCTAATTCCTGTATGAGTTTATTAGCACTATCTTTCTTTCCTTCCAATCTCTTGACTTGTATCTCTAAATCTTTCTCTATTGTTTTCAATTGTTTTTTCTCTGCATTGATTTGTACTAACATTGACTCCGCTGAGATTTTATTGTTATGAGCCTTACTGTTTGCTTCTAATGCATCATTTTTAGCCTTTACAATCTCTTTTTCTTTCTTGGATATAGATTCTAGTGCTTTTTCAGAATTTACTCTCTCCTCCTTTGCCTCCTTATAGATTCTTTTGATCTCTTCCATGTCTATGTCTATTTGATCCTGAAAAGCCTTCTGATGCTTCTGTAGTTCTAAATTTTGCTTCTTGATGAATTCAGTATGTGATTCTTTCAATTTTTCTAGTTCTTTGACCTCTTTTACCAAATTATCTCTCTTTTCTGTTTCTTTCTTTCCAATCTCCTCATATTTCTTTTTAAGAATAGGGACCTGTCTAGACAATGTAGCATATTCTCTTTTAAGAACTTCTAGCTTATGTTTTGAAAATTCTTCTTTCATTAAAATTTATAAAGTTGAAGTTTAATATTGGCAATAGATCCTGAGTTGTTTGTAATGAATATATTGCTTACCTGTAACCATGTTACTAATTTAGGACTTTCTGAAGATGTTACAGTAATTGCTGAATCAGTTGTCTTATTGAATTTTATACTTACTGTTTGATCTGTTGTAAAACTCACTATTCCTGCTGTGGGGACACTGATAAACGAATCTGACTCATTAACCTTTACATCATAATCTGTGGTTGCATTCGCTACAGTGAATTCTGATGAGTCATAGAGATTGGTTTTCTGGGAATAATCTGATAATCCAGCCATAAGTATTAAAGGTAAAGTCTTCCCAAAGCCCCCGAGGGGACTTCAGGGAAAGTTTTAGGTTCCATCTGATCCAACAACACCAAGGTAGTTCACTGCTTTTGCATCAACAGCAAATGTTACTTGATATTCTCGATTACCATTCAATGGGTTACGAATAACCATGAAGTTCAATGGAATAACATTGATAAATTTAAATGGATTCTCCATGGAAAGTCCTCGGAGGAACCAGTTATCTTTAAGTTCAGTGTTAGTATCATTGCTCGTATCCTTCGCTTGTCCAAATGGTTCTTCAATTTGCGTCCAAATGATAGATTGTACAACCTGGTTTACGTTAATGTTCTTATTATTCTTGTTGTCCGCTGTATCAGCGCTAGCCATAGTAAGTTCATTTGCAGTATCACCAAGTGTTTCACCAACAATCAATTGTTTTCCAGCAAATAAAGCGAGTTCATTGTCAAAATCTCTCTGACGTCCTAGAAGTGTTCTAGCATCAGAAAGTGTTGACTTAGAAAGTGCTCCACTTACTTTGTTACTCTGAGTATTTCCTGTGTCTCCAATAGACTGAGTAGCTCCTACAAGTGCATTAAGAGTACCATCAATAGTGATACCAAATCCATTTGTGGAAATAAAAGCGTTTTGGAATACAGAAGCTGCGATCTGATCTTTCTTGATCCTAGATCGCATACCAAGATTACGTGCTTGTTGAAGAGTTTTATCGATAGCAGTAGCCTCACCAAGTTGAGTGAGTGCTATCTTTTTCTTGAAGACTCGGACAGTAATATCTTTACGTCCTACTTCCTTTGGGTTGGTCTCTGGGAAGTTAGCACCTTGTGCAACCTCTTCAGGGGTTGACCCACCAGCAATCATTTGAAATTCAGAAGTCTCCCTATCAGATTTCACTACTTCAAAAATGTTCTGAAACATAGTTTGAAACGATAGGTATCCTACATTGAATGCATCAAAATGTTGCTTATCAGTGGTTCGCGGTGCTTGACCTGTTGTATAAGCCATAGATTAATGTAAAAAAAAAATAAAAATTAGAGATTCGCTTTAAGGAGGAATCTATGTACTCCATTTGTTAAGTCAAACGTACCGTCAGGTGTTCGCAGAATAGTAATGGCACCAGTAGTGGTGTCATCTTCATCTACCGTTTGAACAGATCCACTAACATCAAGTGTTACTAGATCGCCGATAAGCGCTTGTGCAAGGTTAGCAGCAGTTGTTACCTTACCTTCAATCTCAATACCTTCATTATGGTATGCGATTTGAACAGTACCAGCAACAGATGCTGTGTGGGTAGAGGCTCCTACACAAATACCAACACCTACGTCAGTACTGATGAGTGCCGTAGAGAAAGCCATAAAACCTGTTCCAAGTAGGTCTACGACATCTCCAACAGCTATATCAGTGCTAGCAGCTGCAGTATCCCATGTGGAAACTTTATAGTTTTGGCCTTCTACGATTTTAAAATTAACAGCCATTGTAAAAAGAGAAAAAATATAAAAATGTTTTTCTCTTTAATTATGTGGCTAATCGTCTATAACAATTTTTTTCTCAGTTCCATGGTATTTGAAGTTAGAATCATTTGCATGTCCAAGTTTTACAACTTTGATAGCATTGTCTCTAGTCAAATATGGACTCTGAGATTGGAGTGCTGTAATTTCAGCTTCTGTAATAACTATCTTCTTTTCAGTAGTGACGTCACCACCTCCAGATTTGATAATTGGTTGGGTTGTAGGAGATTCTCCTTTTAAACCAAAGTACGCTGCTGAAACAGCATTCTTAACTTGTTTTTCGCCAGCATCATGAAGTGCAATTGCATTACGTTTTATAGTCTCAAATTCATTATCGCTTTTGACACCTGTCTTGCGAATTTCAGACTCTATGTCTTCTATATTACGATCACGTTTAAGGTCTGTTTTAATCTTCTCAGTGATTTCATCAGCGTTTAACTCGCCTTTGGTCTCACGTCTTGAGGATCGAAACTCTTTGTAATCGTCCTTGAACTTTTTCTTTGCGTATTCGGAAACACGCTCGTTACCTTCGATAAGTTCAATAGCAGTTTCGTCACCTTGTTGAGCCTTCTCAAGCAAAGTTTTAACTGTTGCTGAAGACACATGTCCTAAGTCTCGAGCGCTTTCGGTCTGCTTTTCGAGATTAGTTTTGAGGTCTTCAACTGAAGTATCTGATTCTTCAGTTTCCTGTGTTGTAGGGTGTTCTGCAGACTCAGATGCTTCCAATGCATCAGATGTTTCTTCCGAAACGTCAACTTCATTGTTATCTGAAGTCTGCTCTTCACCCTCTACAATGAACTGTGGTCCATCGTCTTGGGGTTCTGGCATAGCCAATATAATTAAAGATCAAAAAAAGCCCAGGATAGGGCTTTTAGTATGCACAAACACGCCGACCAAGAGTATTTGTGCACAGTAAAAGCACTATTTGGTCGGCTTTAATTTTTTAAAAGAACAATCTTATTCAGATTCAGAAGAATGATAAACTATTTTACATTCACTAGGAATACACCTTGCATAAGAAGGAGAGTTTATCTCTCTTTTTGTATCATCACATTTTGTTGCGATACCTTTCTCAAGATTATACAAGCGTTGTTTATACTTTCTCCATTCCTCACCTTTTTCATCAGCCTTCTTATCCATTCTTTCTCCTCTATCTTTTTCCATATTCGCGTTCTCTTGTTCTACATCGATAACTTTACTATTAAGCCAATCAATATCATTCTTAAAACGGGCAGGAACATCTTTCCCTGTCATCTCAGAATATCTCTCACGTGCTGTATCAATATCTGACATATGAATTTGATTAAATTACAATTAAAGTATTATATAAAATGGGTACAAAAGTCAATCTATTCTTTTCTTACCTTGTGCAGCTAATGCTAATTCAGCTGTTTCGCCTCCAAACTTCTCTGATATTTGTTCTTCTGTAGCTCCTTGTTTAGCCCATACTCTCGCCTCATCCATATCTTCACTCCAATTCTTATTGTCTCTATCTTGATTGGATAAAGACTTGTTTCCTATGGCTTCCGTAATGATATGTGTCATGTTACAGGTGCATCAGAAGAATATTTTAAAGGCATCTTTCTATCTTCTTAAAAAATCTTGCAATGTACTTACTAA